ATCAAAAATTCCTTTATGAAAATTATATTTTTGATACCCAATTGATGGAAAATATTCTAAAACCTTTTTAAGATATTTTTGTTTATCTCCATAGGCAGCCATGCCCATCATTATGTACTCTTCTTGGTTTGGCATTAGCCCAATGAGTTGAGTAAACGCAGAATAAAATAAACCAAAACTAAAGGGATAATTATCTTTGTACATTAACTTAATATTATTTCCTTCTCCAGCCCAAATGGTAGAGGTATTAAATTCTCCAATTGAATCAAGTACTACTATCACTGCATCATCAAACTTACTAGTATAGTATCCCGCTGCTGCGTGTGAGTAATGATGCTTAAAATTAGTTCTTGGGATTGCGTTAAGATAGGTATGTTCAAACCAAGGTTTACCGCCACCAAAACCACCTCTAGTCATAACTCTAAGTTTTTTTAAATATGGACTTTCATAGTAGGCTATTTGATCTGGCATTCCGTAATTTAAAGCGTTATCAATTAAATCTTTGTTGGTAAACCAATCATTTTTAACTTTACTATATCTTTCAGCGTGGCCAGCAAATAAAACTTTATCATCTTGTATTAAAGATATAGATGCATCATGTGTAGTTTCATTAATCCCCATTATTAACATTTTCTACCTCCTTAATCCTATACATTGCCTCTTTAAACCATGCGTAGTGAACTGCCTCACTAGGGTGTGTACTATCTGATCCAACAATTGTCATATTTTTATCATTATTTTGTATAAAATCAAATGTATTTTTTGTAAATCTTTCTTTATTTATTTGATAATAAGTATTAAAAGAATCTTTCATCATTCTATGCATATACTCTTCAAAATCTGGAATATATGTATCTATAAAATCAGTAACCCCTGGAACTAAGTCTGACCATCCAGTTGAAAATAACTTCACATTGTTATTTTTACACATGTCTTCCAATATGCTATATAGATTAAATATAAAAATTTCTACAAGGGTACCGTCTAATCCACGAAATGTATTAAACTTAAACCAATCTCTTCCATAATTAGGAAAAAGTATGAATATATAATCTGGATATCCATATTTAGATATATACTTAAAGACATTAAGTATTATTTCTATTGTTGATCCGCCAGATAATCCAACATTAAAGTACCCACTACATGGAGTATGCTCATTTATCTGATCATATAACTTATATGACCAACTTTTTTTAATATCATTTAGCCCACATGCAACAGTTATAGAGCAGCCAGCAAACAAAACATTTGTCTTATCTTTGCTAACTGGTACAAGAGGGTCACTAATATATGGACCAAACTCAATAGATTGTTTTGTTAAATCTGGATTAAGGAATGGACCTATAATGTCTTTATTTTTATGCAACAAAAACTTAAAGTGCTGAGGTCTTTCTTCTTTATCATTACTAATTATATCTTTATATTCCATATTAATAAATAAACTCTCTCTTTTTAAAATGTTTTTTATTTTTTCTTAACCAAAAATAAAATTTAATTTTATATATTATTTTTTTCATTCAAATACCTTTCATAGAAATATTTATACCATGCATAATGAAATGCATTTCCGTGATGTTTATTCTTATCTGGTGCAATAAACAAGTATGGATCGTTTGGGTTATTTGTAGCAAATTCATAAACATCTTTTTGAATCTTGTAAATATCCATTAACTTAAAGGTTGCGGCGTATCTTTCTAAATATGCAAGTTGTTCAAAAGGATACCTTTCTTTAAAACTACTATATAGTCCAGTATCTCCAAACTTTCCTTCAGCAGTTAGTTGATGATTATATACGTCAACATTAAAGTACTCCTTGTCGGCACCATGCAGTAAACTATCAACAACATTTTTTTTATCATCTACAACCCAACTAGTCGATACTAACTTTGTGCCATTACTTTTGCATAAAAATTCTAAATGTCTATATAGTTCTGTAATGATGGGGGTTAAAGATTTTTCTGGCTCTTTAAAATAAATGGCGTCTCTTTCAATTTCTGGCAACAGAATAAATATTATTTTGGGAAATCCATGAGACTGAATGTATTTATTTATATTTATTAATATCTCAAATATACTTCCACCACATAGTCCTAGATTATAATAACCATCAATATTAATATCTTTTTTAATAGTTTTGTAAAGTTTGTATGACCAAGTTTTTTTATACTCTACGCCAGCACCAAAAGTATTTGAGCATCCAGCAAAAAGTATATGATCTAGTTGATGTTCCTTTACAAACTCATCTGAACGAAAGTTGTCTGAGTTTAAAGTATAATCTAAATTATATCTTAATCCATCTTCTAACTCTTCTTCTAATAATTCTTCAGATAAAAAGTTTCTTTTTTTATTTATTGTAGTATCAAATTGTTCTTTTGACATTTCTTTTAATCCATTACTTATTAAAAAAAGAGAATTGTTATGAAAAAAATCATTGTTATTGTTCATCTGTATACCTGCTATAAAAATATTTAAACCAAGCATAATGGAATCCTTCTCCATGATGTTTTCCAGAATCTGGTGCAACGAGTATATTTTTATTGTTTACCAATAAAGAATAATTATATATATATTCTTTAAAGTCTTCTTGATATAAAACTTTAAAAGTTGATGAATATTTTTGTAAGGTTGCTAACTCATAATATGGATTTATTTCTTTTAAAAAGTCATATGCCCCACCTTCTGCGTATTTGTTATCTCTAGTCTTATAATCTACATAAGAACTATACTCTTTGGTGTAATATTTTGCCATTTCTTCTTCATCCATATTTAGCCAACTTGTACTTAATAATAAAGTGTTTGATTTTTTGCACAAGTATTCAAATTCTTTATATAGTTCAGCAATTATTGTTGTTAATGATATTTCTGGTTTTACAAAATATCTAATATCCCTTTCTATTTCTGGAAATAATAAAAATATAACATCTGGCATAGAGTATTTTCTTATATATCTTTGAACATTTACTAATGTTTCAAAAATGCTTGCTCCTGAAGCACCTAGGTTAAAATAACCACTCAACTCTTCTTCCTTACTTATTTCTTTATATAGTCTATATGCCCAGGTTTTTTCATACTCAACCCCTTCTCCAAAAGTATTTGAACATCCAGCAAAAAGTATATGCTTGTTTTTATGTTTTTTGATAAACTCATCTGATCTAAAATTATCACTATTTAAATTATAGGCAATACCAGTTTTTTTAACGTCATCTTTCATTTTACTACTTAATGGGTTTACTAGAAACCTTTATTTCCTCTTATATTAAAGTTTTTATTTGCATTTATAATTTCATCATCATGTGTGTCAATCTTATATATTTTTTCTTTCATTCTTGACCTGTAGAATTTCTAATCATATGAGACGGTACATTGTGAAACCAAGTAGGTACTGCATACCTTGGTCCTTTTAAAACAGAGTCAACTTCGTGAACATACAAAAAATTAGATGGAAAAAATACAATACTTCCTGCTGATGGTTTAATAGTTACGTTTGATTGCCTAAATGTTATTTCTCCACCAACATAATCGTCATTAAGATATAGCAATACAGATAGAACTCTGGTGCTCACTCCTTGATCTTGATGTGGTGGCAAGTATCCAGTTTTATCGTATCTTAATAAACTTGTTGCGTGTTCTTTTGCTTTAACATTTTTTTGTGCAAATGGATATAGTTTTGTTGAATAATGTTTTAATGCTTCATCAATTGATCCATGTATTCTAGAAGATATATTTCTTTGTTCATCTCTAAAGATATCATCTTCTGATATCTGCTCTATGGTTGGAATAAACTTTTGCCAACAAAATATTTCTTTGGTTCCAGCACTTTCATTAACCCAAGGAGACCATGGCTGAACGACTGTCTTTTGTTTAACGTCTTCAGAACTGTTTAATAATCTTTCTTCTAAATCTTCTATATTTCTTATAATCTGATCAGTATTTTTTACAATATTTTTATAATACACTAATCCTAAATCTAGTACCTCATGATCTATTAGATTCACGCTCTTCTGCCTCTCGCTCTAATGGATATTGAACGGCTTGCCAAACTGGTTTTTTATTTTCTCCTAAAAAGTCTGGATCTGCATGTTCTGGAAGAGATGTATGCATAAACAAAGCAGTGTATCTATGTCCTTCAGTTACTTCAGTAATACCATGAATGTATTCCGTGCCAGCACTTGGAAAAAATACTGCTGAATATTTTTTAGGTTGATAAACAAAATCTTGATTAGGAAAAAATATTTTACCTCCTTGATACTCTGGAGTCTCATTTAAATAAATGATTGTACTAAATTCAATAAATGGTTCAGGACCTTGTGCATCTAAGTGTAACCCACCTCTTGTACCCTTTACCCAGTGTGACCCAAAACCTTTAAATACATATATAGGATTAAGAAAGCCATTGTAGGATCTATGAACTTCGTTAGATTTATTTCCATATTTAATCATCACATCCATGACATTCTTGTTGTATGGTAAGGATGTTCCACCATATCTTTTACCGTAGTAGTCTGGATATGGATTAACCTCTGATGGGTTATGTTGCTCCCTTATTAGGGTGTCTGCGTCTTCCTTGGTTATAAAATTGTCTATTACCGCAATTCTATGCATATTTTCCTATCTTTCTTATATTATACCACTAGTCAATGTAATTAATTTTAGTCATAAATTTTTTAGAATCAACATCATCAAATTTAGACAGGTCCTGATCGTATTCGACATCGTTCATTGGAAAAGGTAGTGGATGGATAGATTCTAAATCAATCTGATGTAGTTTTAAAAACATATTTACATCTGGCATTAATGGCTCGTCTATTGAATCATATCTATTTTTTTGATTCTTAAGTAGATCTATCATTTCATTATAATTATGATATTTTGAAAACGTAGTGTACAAGTCTTTTATGGTATCCGAACCTTCTTTTGTATAAAACTTATCTGGGCAACTATACATTTTAATGTTATTAGAAAAATATAACAGTGACAAGATTTCCTCTTCTCCATAATATTTTATATATGAGGGATAGTTGACAGATTGCAAAGTTGATGTATGAGCAAAAATTAAATCTCTATTTGCAAAATATACTTGTTGCATTTTTTCTGTTTTTATTTCTTCTTTTTTTAAATAAAAGATGCCATCATTTGATAAAATAGTTTTGTTCTTACCAGTTATTATTGATTGCTTGTTTGGTAAACTGCTTAATAAGAATTCATCCCAATCTTGATTTAGAAAAATATTATCTGATAATAATAGTGTATAAGAAAATTTTGAATCATTAATAATTTTTTGTCTATAGTAGCAGGGACTTTTTATTTTATCCCAAAATATATGATTATATGTTAGACTATCAAATTGATCAAAATGTTCTTGCTTAGTTAGGGTGCTTTGATCATAAATATGCACATATATCATATTTTTTTTAGATGATTTTTGCAATAAATTATCTACAACTTTTTTTAATAACTTGCCTTTATATGAATATATGATTACATTAATTGGATTAGGCAAATTATCATTCGTCATAATCTTCCCTTATTCCCTTTGTTCCAAATATTTTTTTTATCCATGCTGTTTTTTTATAATATCCATATAGCATGGATCTTCTATTCTCTGCTTTAAATTCATGTTCGTCAAACTTTTCTAAACTTGTGTCAACCTTCATCTCCCAGTTATCTCTTTTAAATGGAATTATTTGAAACACAGGCGTTCCCTTTTTTATTACTCCTTGAAATCCTCTTTTAAGAAAAAATGCAGTAAAAACTGGAAGTCCCCAAATGTCTGACTCTACTATTCCAGACATAGTTATAAATGGTAAGTCGTGTCTGTTCATTGGGTGTGTTATTAAAACTGAATAACCTGGTGGTGTTTCGTAATACCAGTTCATTCTCCATCCATAATGTATTGGGTGGCAGTTATCTGGTACAGGAAGATCTATTGTTGGTCTTTTATCCATAATCATTATATCTTTATCCCAAGACAATTTTGGTTTTCCATTTTTATCTAACTCAACTAAAAGATCATCTTCTAATAAATAATAATACCCTGCAGTTAAAGAATCAAAAAAGGGCATACACATCTTAGTAGCAACTCTTGCACCATCACCACCAATATTATTAACTGGGTTTAAATGTTTATCATCATTCCATATTTCATGTTTTGCTAAACTTTTATACCACTCAGGAACATGCTTAACTGCAGGTTCTGGTGGAATAAAGATACCCTCGTAATTTGGGCCACCACCTGGAATAAATGATATATTTAAAGGATCACTCATTACTTATATTCTTTTTTTTGTCTAAACTTTTCTTTATATGAATTTCTAAAACTACTTCTAACCATTAATCTTTGTTTTTCTATTTCATCCTTACCACCACTATATGTTACACATTCTGAATCCCAAGATTCTCTTTTAATTGGTATGGCTTGGATCAATGGCGTACCTTGTTTTATAATACCTTTAAAATCTTTTTTAATGTACATAGAAAAATGTCCATCTGATGCAAACTTATCTGTGTCGACAAAGGCCTCAAATGCTTTAAATGGAACTGCATCTTGATGAAACGGATGAGTAAAAATAGTGCTATATCCTTTTGGTGTCATTATGGACCAAAATGGTAAAATTCTAAAAATTTGTTTATGATATAAGTTATTATCTACAGGATAGTTAGAAATCTGTTCTGCTGTATGTGTTGCAACCATATCATTACCAACAAACTTAAGTTCATTAGGAACACTCCAGGCTATCTTTTCTGGATTAGTTGCATCAACGTACACGTCCATAGGAAACTTAATAATATAGCCAGCAGTCATTAAATCAAAAATTGGCATACATCTTTTTATAGTTCCACTACTTCCACCTTTAGAAATAAAGTCTTTGTATTCGTCACCTATAAAACCTGGTTGTTGCCTATACCACTCTGGAATAAATTTTGATGCTGGTTCTGGCATTGGTGCAAACATTGCTGTTTTTTCACTAAAGGGATAAAATTTAACCCTATTCATATAATTTCCTTACTCTCTCTACCATTATATCACTTGCTACAAATCTTATGTTATACATTGGGCTAAATCTTGGTATCTTTCCAAACTCTTGATCTATCATGTGATTTCCTTTATTCTTAAAATGAAAATATACAAAATCAGTTTCAATCATTTTGGTAGTTTCAGGTATTTTTTTAAAATTCATTATTCCTGGATATATAAAAAATGGAGAGTCTTCTGGTTGTTCTATGGATGCTTCAATGTCTTCATCAATAATCCATGGCATATAAAACCTAAACATACCATCAAAGCAATCTTGAGGTAATTCAAGATATTGTTTATCTGATAAGTAGTACTGCCTTATCCATGGCCTATCTATGTTGTACAAACCATCTTCTTTTTGAAGTAAAAATATTTCAGCATGATTAGTTTGTTGTAATATAATCTCGTTATTATTTATACTAACTAGGTTAGGTTTTTGATATAGATTTTTTGCATATAAATTTATTGGTTTTATTATGCTGTCTTTATATTTATCCTTTATTCCTTCTTGATAAGAAAGCCACCTATATGCTACTCTAGATCTTTCATTAATATATAAAAAAGACTCTGATTTTGATTTATACCAAATGTTAAAGTCTAAATCTAATGGAGTAATGGTTTCGTTACTCACTCTTCTTCTGACCAATCTTTGTTTAATAATTCTTTTGGTATAACCTTGTATCCACTTCTATCAATGCCAATCTCATATCCCTTTTCAGCCTCTATCCAACCTAGCAAATTAACTCTTCTATACTCAGAATCTGCAAGTTCTGCACCCCAAATAATTAAACCACGATTAAGATCTTTTTCACGTACTGCTGGACCAGATTGTGTTCTTACTCTTCTTACCTCTATGTTTGTTCCTACGTCTGGCATATCTTTATACTTCTTATGCTTTCTACCGTCCCAAACTGAGGCATGCCAATACTGGTTTGTATATTTAGCAACTGCTAATTCACAAATTGCTGATGCTGGCTGAGCGTTTCTATCTTCTTCCATACTAGATCTATTGTAGTATGAAGCATCTACCTTATTCCAATTCTCTGTGTATCTTCGCATACCAACCATATAAGCATGTTCGTATTCCCATGGTTCTAATTCAATTATCAATTGCTTTCCTATTCTGTTAATGTTGCGAGCCTTGCCCATTTTACAATCCACATGTTATTAACTAATGCTTCTTTGATAAGTTCTTTCCCTGTGGCAGTTAGAGCAAACAATATCACACTTTTTTACTTCTTTCATAACCTCATCAAAAGAGTACCATCTTATCATTCTTGAAAGGTTATCTTTTTTTTCACCTCTTACGTGATCAAAATCTAACTTATAGTATGGATACTTAACATTGCAGTCTACACATCCACTTTCTTCTTTTATACCTCGTAATAACCTATTTGCTTCTTCTCTTCGTTTTTCTGATCTTTTTCTTGTCTTACCTATTTGACCATTTCCTAAATGATAGGATATAGTTCCTTTTGAACATTTTAGTTCATCTTGTATTTGATTATAGGTATAGCCTTTATCTCTTAATTCAAATATCTTTTCTTTATGTCTTACTGTACCGTTTTTATTTTTCATAATATAATTATACCATAGTTCGAGCCCCAGAGCGAATTCGAATCGCTAACCTTCCGCTTACAAGGCGGATGCACTGCCGTTGTGCTACTGAGGCGTGGGAGTAGCAAGACTTGAACTTGCGATAGCCGAATTATGAGTTCGGT